ATGCTTGTCAAGTCTTCGTTCAATGCTATCAAGCCTATGATTTTGCACCGCATCATTCGTCATTTAAATCACTTGCCCCATCTTGAGAGTTCTCTCTTGGAAGTTCCCCTGTGTTTGCTTTACCACCTTGTTTTCTTACATCTCCTCCCTCTTCTTCGGGCTGACCTAATATCTCAAGTGCTTGATTAAGGGTCAGTATGCCGTTTGAATAACCGATATTTGCCCTTTGCATCTTATTGAGTCTTGTTTCTTCATCAATAGGCTCAAAAACTAACTTTGGTAGGTCTTTCATTTCATGTTGTATTTTTAGAAGTTCAAGGTGTTTTGAAAATACCTTCTTGACTGCTTGATTAAGAATACTTTGCATTCTTCGTATAGCCTGTGAAGACCATGTGCTTGCAGTATAGGTTGCAGCGAAGGTTGAGCCTCTTTCTTGACCTGCTGCTACTCTTGGAACTTGAAGGACTGCGGCTATGTCTGCATTGACATTATCAAGGAATGAGGTTGTGTCCGGTATAGCGGTTCTTTGGTCTATGTGTTGTATTGTCACATAGTCGGGGAATATCGGTGTTTGGTCTCCTCTTAGAGACTCAAGAGTATCAACGACTTGATTCATAATGAATGATAGTCTTTCTTGTTGCTCATTCGGGTCTTGTATGTGGTCTATTGCTGATTTGTCAATAGTAATGTATTGCTTTGTCATAGCATCCTCAAGAGCGATACGATTGTTCATACTGTTATATTTTGCTCGTATAGCCTGTTTTAGTGAAGTGAATCGTGATGCGCCCCATATACCGTATGTCATTTTAGTATCGCCATCTTCAAACCAATTACTGCGATAGTCAGTCTTTATGTGTAGTATCTCTTTTACAGGAAACTCTTGCTCGGTCTGTTCTCCTTTACGCAAGATGTATCTTTCTGCTACTATAATTGGATTATCTTCGTCGGCAGTTTCGTTATTTCCTCTTGAGTCCATAATGAATATCTGTTTTACAGGTAGGCTTTGTAGGTCTGTAAGACCCTTTCTTGATGTGCCTACATACTTATTTACATCATTTCCATAGACCATTAGGTTTCTCATGGAGTTAATTAGAAAATCATCAAAGTCAAGAGTCTCTTCTGTGAGTATTCGTATTGCTTCTCTTATTTTCTTATTCTTTGCTGCCCTGTAATCAATCTTGTAGTTGTTAGCAGTTAGGCTAACGGCTCGTACTGCGCCGTTAAGTTCGGGGTCAAGTTTAAGCATCTCGTCGAATAACTCAAAATCATTATCAAAGTTAGTGTTATCTCTTAGTTTATTTGTTTCTTCAACAATATCCTGCATACCCGCAGTAAGCGCAAAAGGGCTTTGATGTTTGACAGGGTATGAATAAACAAGAGGCTTACTTGCTACTACCCCTTTTTTAGATTTTCCCCCGATTTGTCCTATAAATGGAATCCTCATAACGGATGTTAGGATGTCTTTCTTTCTTAAATGTATGGTTGTGTTAGGTCTGTATTGGAAAGCATATATTAATGACTCATAATTATTACTATGTATGCACCACATGGAGATTTTAGATTTGGGCGCACCTACTATTATTGCTCTTGCTATATTAGAAATCACCTTTTGGTGTGTTGTGGGTTATCTATTCTTTCGGAGGCTTAGAAAAAATAAAAAAAGAAATAAACACTCTACTGAAAACAAATGGGTCTAATTCTTTTTTCTTTCTTAAGAGTTAATATTTTATTATTATAATAATATAGGTTGGCATCTTTGACTACAACCTTTAAGAAATAATAAAGAATAAACAAAACAGGCTCTTAGTACAACGATTATTTTTTTCTTAATTCTTTCAGAAACATCAAAATAATTACATTTATATGGTATATGGTGTGTGCTATTAACATGAAGACGGCAGATAGACTCAAATTGATAAAAGACAATCTCGGTGAATGGCAAGGTGTAGTAAGAGGATTTGCAGAAATTCTGCAAAGTAAGGCAGACAAAGAATTTACTCTTGAGTCATGGTGTCAGTTTATTAATAGAACAAAAAAGAAACATCCCGAATGGTTTAGTTATGATACCTTTAATTATTATGATATGATTCCTAAAGAGTGGGATGGTTCGGATGCCGAGTTAGCAAGAAGGCTTTGGAGACAAAATCCTTCTATAAGTGTAAATGCTTGGACACATAAGGTAAGACTACAAAGACAAAGAGGGGCAATCACCAAGAGCCATAAACCACATTTCGTTGTTGAGCATCTAAAGAAAGCAGCATCGAATCCCGAAGATTTATGGGCTAACATAGAAAAGGTATGTAAAAAAGCAATAGAGGGTGTTGAACATGCTCGATGGGCTGATATACACATGAGAAACATTGATAATGATAAATTTATTGGTATTGCATTCCAAAGTGACCAACACATAGGTAATCCTTTCTGTGACCTTGAAAAGTTAAGACTTGATACTGAAATGATTAACAGTAGCAAAAATGTCTTTGTTATACATGCGGGTGACTATATTGATAACTTTATGATTGATAAACCACGACCTGCTATGAAAGCACCAATTCCGCCTTCTGTTCAATGGAAGTTATGTGAGCATTATATTGATATGACTCCGGAATGTCTAATGGCTATTGTTGCAGGTAATCACGACCTTTGGACTGCTGGTGCAACAGATTATGACCCTCTAAAGAGACTTGCAGAAGAAAGAGGCATTTTGTATCATGCACATGAATTAAATCTTAGAGTATGGGTAAATGATATACCATACTGTATTTCTGTTAGGCATAAGCGAAGAGGTAACAGTCAGTTAGACCCAAGCCGTGTTATCAAAAAGATGTGGGATGACGGAGAAGCAGACTTTGATATTGGGGTAGTAGGGCATCACCATACTCCTTCCGTAGTTCCATTTACTAAACATGGTATTGAAAGATGGGCTATAAGACCGGGCGCGTATAAAATTGTTGATTCGTTTAGTGAAATGTGCGGGTTTTCAAGAGAAAGACCTACATCCCCTATGGTAATACTTAATCCTCATACAAAAGAAGTACAGGCTTTCACAGATTTGCGACATGGTTTAAGGACACTCGCTGCATTAAATGGAGATGAGTATGATGAAAATTTGGGCATCGAATGATAGAGAACTACGCTTTACTGAAATAGAAGATAATTATGTTGCAGTAAATCTTTTTACAGACCAATTTATTGTAGGCGTTACTTTAAGTAGAAGAGAAATTGAAAGATTATGCGGTTGCCTTGCTGAATGGTGCGGTATTCCCCTATTCATAGATACTAAGGAAGAGGAATAATATGAAAAGAATAATGACTGCTTTCCACATGGAGAGAAGTCGTTATGATATTAAACACTTCTATGAGTGGCTTGGCTACAAATGGGGCGACCATATAGGCGAATGGTTAAATCTCTATGGCGATAGACAAAATAAACAAGTTCATCGTGTATGTGTTATTGCACCAAGAGACCACAGTAAATCTACTACTCTTCGTGTAAAAGTGCTACATCAATTGATATTTGAAAGATGGCGTGAAAAACCCTTTACAATATGGCTTTTTTCTGCTAACAAAGATTTGGCTATGAATCGTCTTGATGAAATAAGACAAGACATGAAGAGGCATCCGGAACTTAGTAGGTTGATTGATGATAAAAAGGGTAATAGATTTGAACTTCGTCTAACAAATGGTGCATGGATTAAGGCAACATCGGTTGGTTCGGGTATTCGTGGTGAACACCCCGCAGCAATAGCACTTGATGATATACTTGACGACCAAAATGATATGTCCTATGAGATGTATCAACAATGGTTTAGAAAGAAACTTACTCCCATGTTATCGCCCGGAACTTCGATTTACTGTGTAGGAACTCCTATGTCAATGAATGACTTGTATCACACCGAGATGTTAGAGAATGAGGCTTGGGAATCTTGGCGTAAAGGCGCAATTATCAATTATGATGAGTGGAGAATAAATCCCGATGAGACAAAACCTATCTGTCTGTGGGAAAGTGAAAGGCCGTTTGAGTTTCTGTTAGAGCAGAAAAAGGCAATAGGTGAATTAGCATTTGCTCAAGAGTATCTATGTAAGGTTGTTGATGATGATTCAGCAGTATATCCACAGATAATCACTCGTAAGAACTTAGATATGTCTTCCACATTACAGACTCATAAGATATATGATGGAGAGTATGTTATAGGTTTTGACCCTTCACATGGTATAGGTCAAG